TGCTTTAAATAACCGCTCACCTTCACTCTTTGGTCTTAGTCTTACTTCAGTTATAAAGGTACTTTCATTTACATCCTTTGCGGTTTGTAGTGTACTTAAGATAAAGTCATCTGGAGAAATAGGTGGTAAGAATTCAGCCCAAAGAGAAACACGCTCAGGTTTTACACTGCCTATTTCTACTTTATTATGATAAGCTATAAACTCATTTACTTTGTCAGATGCTGCTTTAATAATTTCACCAAGTTTTTTTGGTTTCATTTCAGAAAGTGGTGTAGCTCTAGCGGCAAGATCAGCAACAACTTGTTTATCAAACTCTTTCCAAAATTTATCATTAAGACTATTAAATACATAATCTGGAAAGTTACTTCTATTATGCTCACTAATAGCAAGATAATAAGATTGTATCTCAGCCAATAAGTTTTCAAATTCTTTTGGTATAGCATCAATCTTAACTCCAATATTCTTAACTAGAGCAGAAGATAGTTTGTTAAACTTCAATAGGAAATACTTTATAAACTTTGGATCTTGTCCATTAAGTCTAAGCATTTCCTTACCAGCCATTACTTCACTATCAAACTTATCAATAGGAGATAGTTCAACTCTATCACTAGTGCCAGTAACAATCATTGGTTTTAAATCAGGAGACTCACCAGTAGACTTATCAAAAATAATAACTTCTTTCTCAGGGTTCTTAACAGTAGATTCAATAACAATACTTGGATCTACTTTAGCTGGTTCTGTTCCAACATTTCTAACAGTTGGAGATTCAACAGTATTGTCGATAACACCAGTTACCTTTGCAACCTCTGGTTCTAAAACAATAATAGCCTTTGTCTTTTTTGCTTTATTAGTAATAGTAATTGTTGCTGGTGGTACTTCATTTTCTTTTAAAATATTCATTAATACTTCTTCTGGATTATTTACAGCAACCAAAGTTTCAATGAGTGCTTCTTTTTCAAGACCAACTTCTTCAAATACAGATGCTGGTGTATTTTTAAGTGTATCTACAAGTCCATTACCAGCTACTAATTCAATAGTTGGTTTAGTTATATCAACAACAACTTGAGTTGTTATCTCAGCTTGTTTTGATTCTGCAATTGTTGTAGCAATTTCGTGTGCTACTAATACAGTCCCATTTGGTACAGATTCACTAGTACCATCTAGTGTAGTAGCATACATAGTTTCTTTTGTTTTTGACTTATTAACAATAGGCATAGCAACACTTGGTTCAGTGCTAGTATCAACAACAGCATCTTTAAATATTTCTGCTGTTGCTTCTCTTCTAGTTGCAATAGCCATTCTTTCTCTAAGTGGTTTAATTGCTTTTTTTGCAGCCTCAATTGGGTTAGCTAATTCTGTTGTTGTAGAATTTTCAAGTTCTATTCTAGCCATTCGACTAGCTAATTGTTGTGGGTTAATATCAGTTATCTTACCATCTAAAATATCTATAGTTATTTGTTTTTTTTTAAAAGCTTCTTTAACTCTATGTACAAGTTTATTCATAGCGTCTTCAGTCATACCCATTATTTCAGCTACGCTTTTTTCAGTAGAGCCAGGAGTTAATCGTAATCTAGAAAATGTTTCAAATTTATCTATTGTATCTTTTGTTAATCCTACTTGGTTTAAAGCCATCATTGCTTCATTTAGCGTTCTTTCGGTTGTTCTTCTTTTATTATTAACAACTTGAGCAAAGTCCATTGATTCTCCATCAGGACCAATAATACTATTTTCTTTCTTTTGTGATTCACCAGTTGATGATAAAATAGATTCGTTTCTAATTTTAGTTTGAATAGCATTAAATAAAACTTTTTTAGATAGACCTACAATTCTAGGTTTAACATCTTTTCCATCAGCAAGAATAGTTTCATAAGCTTTTTTAGTAGTTGGTTCATATTGAATTGCTAATCCTAACTCACTTAGCATATCTTCTTTACCCTCAATTGAAAGCTTTCCTCTCATTTTTCCAAGAGCTGAAAATAATACTTTACGAAGAATATTACCTTTTGTACTAACTAACAAGCTTATATCAACCACAGTTAACATAGGACCATCAGATAAATAACTAAAGTTTTTAGCTTTAGTTAATCCAATTTCCCCACTCACTACATCAGTAGTAGTTGTTTTTGGATTTGTTTTCCAGTTATTTGTTGTGACTGCGGTTTCATCTGCCGTTAGTGGTTCACTGGCTGCGTCAGCAAGTAACTCAGATACTTCGTTATTATTTATTGGTTCTGTTTTAACTTTAACTGAAGCAGCTTTAATTTTAGCAACAGCTACTTCTTGTTGCTTTGTTTTAATTTTTTCTACTAACTCTGGTTTTGCCTTGAGTAGTTTTTTTCTAGTAGTAATATTTTGTTTAACAATTTCTACCTTATCTGGTCCAAGAATTTCATTAGCAATTAATCTAGCTAGTGTAAATAAATCTTCTGTTTCAATAACCTTTTTATCTATATCACTAGTATCTAATAAGCGTAGTGAAGCTTCTTTTAAACGAGTGTCAAATGTAACACCATCTAAATTTAGTTTATCAAGAAAACCATAAACCATAGATCTAAGATTATCATTTCTATCAAGATCTGCTGCAACTTCAAAGAAAGAATTAAAACCATGTTTAGTTTTACCGCCACGAACAGACAGGTTAATAATTTCATATTTTCTATTGTTTGGTATAAATGGACTTGTTATTAAATCATTAATAACTTCTTTAGCCCCACGATCTAATTCTGGTGTAAATATGTTTTGTTTTTCTTTTAATCGAATACCAAACTCTTGATTTAAATGTTCTAGAATATCATCTAAAAATAAAAATTGTTGGAGATAACTACCAGCAATTGGATCTCCAACTGCATACTTTTCTTTTGATAAATAAATTAATCTATCTTGCAATGTGTTTATATTAACCTCAGCATTTTCATTTGAGTGTAACATATTTACAAAATCAGCAATACTACTAAACTCTGTATAGAATGCTCTGTTTGATTTGTTATCCTTAAATAAATCGGGTACAGCATAAGCAAAAGCTGTTGCTTTATAATCATCAACAGATTTTCTAATGTCTAAATATCTAACTACAATCTTTGCAGTATTTGACATCACATTTAAATTAGATACATTAGTTTCTAATCCCATTCCAATAATATTAGTATCATGTGCTGATCGTTGCCAAGTTTGTAATATTTCTGATATTCTATGAGGCATAAATATAGACGCAACAACCAATCTTGATTCTAAATCATATTCATTTATGGTTGTTTTAGGTTCTGTTTTAGAACCAGGAAATGATTCCATATTATCTGATATAATAAATTCAGTAGGTTGTTTTAATACATCACGAATACTACCGTCTGAATCAAGCATATAAGCAAGTTGTTTCCAAATTACAGTGTTCGTATCTACCTCAAAACCACTAGTCATTCTAAATATTTCAGTAAATGGATCTGCATGTGCTTCTCCACCCTCCACAACACCAACAAGATTATTAATTTCTTTTTCTATTCTTCCTCTTATAGTATCAAGTGCAAGACTTCGGGCTTGTTCGCTTGTATGATTTTCCATATCTACTAAACTAGATAATAACTTTTCGCTTTGTGGATCATATAACATATTTAATAATCTAGTACCAAGCTGTTCATTATAATTTCTATATGATAATAAACCATTAAAATTTGGAAGGTCTGTTAAATTTACTAAAGAAGAGTTTTGAGCAAGACGAAATTGAATTTTAGCTGATACTCTTTCTCTAATTAGAGCTTCTTCACCAGTTAAATAAGTTTGTTTATCTATTTTTTTAATTAGTTCAAAAATTCCTTTTGTTAATCCATTTAAATTATCATCACTAACTATATTTTTAATAGAGTTCCATGTATTTTTAAAATGAACTAATGAGTCTATAAGCCACAGACTTACAGGTTTATTTCTTGGTGTTGTTTTTAAAGCATTTATTGTTTCATTATAAAGTGTACTCTGAAACATATTTGCAAAAAATTCATCAACACCCTTAAAATCATAAGAAAAGTTATCACTTAATATACTTCCACTTAGGTTTGATATGTTGTATTTATTTTGTTTTGTTAAATGATATGCGTTTCCAAACAAAGCATTCTCATTAAGCATATATTTTTTAACAGTATATACATCAACATATTTAGTATATAGATCGTTTAATTTTTGTTCTTCTACACTAGAAAATAAATATGAATAAATATGACCAAGTTCATGTAAAGTTAACTTAACTACTTCTGGTGCTTGGTTTACGCTTAACTCAGAAGCATAGTTTTTACCTAGTTTAATATCAATTTTTGGAACAATACTTGCTGTAGCTTGACCTCGATATCCATCTGGATTAACATCTATTGTTTTTATTTTATCCACCCACATAAGTAATTGGGCTGGACCTACTTTTAAGTTAGCTAAACTAGCACTTAATAATTTAACAGCTTCAATTCTTGTGTCAATTGAAACACCATTTTTTGCTAATCGCTTACTAAAGTTTTTAATAAATCCGTTTTTTGCTTTATTAGATCCATATGGTTTTTTATATGCAGCCCTTGCTTTAGCTTGTTGTTTATCATTAAACACACTTTTAAATCGTTGAGTAGTTTGTCTAATAACCCTATCATTACTACTAGTTTCAATCTTAGCAAGTCTTCTACGAACTTGATTTTTAACTGTTGGTTTTGCGCTAGTTACCTCAGGTACTTCTTCTTTAGGTAACTCACCAAGGGTTGTAAGAACTTTTACAATAGCGTCTCTATAGTTTTTTGTAAATGTCCCATCCTCAACAGCTTGATCTAATGCTTTATAGATTTGTTTTGGTTCTACTCCAGATTCTAACCTAGCTCTTTGATAACTTAAATCTTCTTGAAAGGTTACTCTTTGATTCTTGGTCATAGAACTAGAAACTTCTGGAGACCAGTCTTTAGCTACTTGATCAGCTGTGTGTTCTTCAACTTGTTTAATAACACTATTAAGTTCTTTAATTAATTGTGGTAATTTTTCTGCTATCTTTGGGTCAAGACCCACACCAAATAACTCAAGTTGATCCGACAGAGATTCATTTCTATTCTCATTAATAAACTCTAAGATCCGTAATGCTTTTTTGTAAGCAGATAATTGTTTAGTTGCTTCAAGTCTACCTTCTCCAAAACCTTCTGTAAGTGGATGAATATCTAATACACCACCAATTTGGTCTGCATTAAGTAACCTCACAGCATGTGCTACTGGGGCTTCACCCTCAACTCTTGAGAAGATACCAGATTCTGGTACTTCCCTTAGGTCGGTGGCTTCTACTAGTGTAGAGCGATCACTGAAGGAGTCCTTGGCTACAGCTAACTTCTCACCTTCTGCTAGTGGTGTTACTGGAAGCTCTTGTTCTATTGGTTTGTTTGCTTGATATTCTGCAAAACCAACATTGTCATTATTTGTTTTTACAACTCCTTCTGGTGTTTCTATATACATATTAGTATCACCATCTCTAAAATAATAATTACCATATCTACTTTTAATGGTTGCTGGTTCTTGAAGATGTTGTGCGTGTTCAGTACTAGATACTGGTGTTACCTCATTTGCCTCAAACAAATGTCTTACACCATTAATCATAACTTCTTTAAGTGGTGTTGGTTCTGGTACTTTACTATTACTTTCAGCAATCAAAGTATCAGTTAAACTATCTAAATTGAGTTGTCGTTCTGGTGTTAAACCAAGGACAACTTGATCATATTGTCGTCTTTCTTCTTTACTTACCTTAGCTTTGAGGAAAGGAAGTAGTGGTGGGTATTTACCAGCAGGTCTATCTAATAACTGAGCTTCTTTAAATTTCTCTCCGAAATAAAGATCAGTAACCGCTGGTCTCATTTTGGTGTTTGGTCCATTAATGGTATAACTGTTATAATCAATACCATTGTTTAATTCAATTCTAATTTTATTATTTAAATAACCAGCACCCTCATGCACACCATGCATTACACCACCAAATATAGCACCTTCAAATGCGGATGTTGCTGCTTCCGATAAGTCATAAGAATATTTACCTTGCTCTTCTAAACCAGCAACAGTAAAGGCTATTTTGTTTTGTTGATCTTTAAAGTTTCTTGCAACCATAATTAAAGAACCAGTACCAATACTATAGCCAAGTTTTGTACCCCAATTTGCATACTTTAAAAATCTAGGGATACCACCAGTAGATAAAGCTGTGGCTGTTCCAAGACCACTGAGTACTACTCCAGTGGTTTTCATTGTATTAGCTGCTGCTCCAGTAAGCTTCATTGCACCTAAAGTCATCGCTGTTCCTTTAGATACCAATGATACACCAGCACTTAATAAGGATGTTCCAACAGCTAGTACAGTATCTTGATCAGATGCAATCATGTTGGGCAAAGACACACCAATTTTTATTAGTGATCCTGTTTTACTATTCCAAAATTCATTCTTCTTTAAAAAGTTTTCATACTTATCTCTAAGAGTTGTAGTAAACATTAAGTTTTGTAGTGTAAATAAAGCTTCATTTTTACCACGAGATCCAATAAAAGACGAAGTATCAATACCATTTAATAACATTTGGTGTCGAACTTCTACTGGAAGTTCTAGTTGTGAGAACCACTCTGGTCCGTTAAAGTTTGGATCTTCTTTAGCTACATAGTCTATAACATCTTTACCAAGTGAGACAACTGGAGTCTCCATAATATTCCACGGGTTTTGATATGTTGCTAATTCAAAACCACCTTCAACTTTATTAAGTGGATTAGCCATTCCAAAGCCAGTTAAAATATCTTTGACTACCCAACCAAGAGAAAACAAACCATCTTCTGCTGAAAGGTTTGCAACATACCTACCCCATGCTCCAGTTTCATTAAAATTCTTAAGCCCCTCATATAACTCTTTCTGACTAAGTAATTTTAGTTCTGGTAACTTAGCATCTTTTACATTCGTGCTTGCTAACTTAGAATCTGTTGCGTTCATTTCTTTAAGGAATCTATCATCATTTGTTAATTTAACACTAGCAGCATACTCGTCATATCTTTGTTCAAACCCATCTCGATTCTCAATTAATTGTTGGTTTGCATTAATTTTAAAATATGGATTAAGATAATAACCAGCAATTAATCTTTTTTGTGCTGTTTGATCTACTGATCTACCAATGGCTCCAGAAGTAGTTCCACCATTAACCATGTTTTCAATTCTAAGTTGTTCATCAAAAGCAGCATCAGAAGGACTGCTTGTAAAGGATGGGTATAGATCTTGTTGTGTCTTTATATTCTTACTCCAATTAGCTATATTAGACATTGAAGATAACAATGTATCTGGAGCAATCCCCATTCTAGCGTTATTAGCATCTTCAGTATATGGGTTTATGCCGTCACCAGTAAGTGGTTCTGTTAACACAGACATTATTGATGGCAAAATATTGTTAACTGATCTACCAATATAGTAAGGTACTGTAGCGTTGTACTTAAGTTCTGGTTCTCTTGGAGTTGGCTCTGGATTATATAAACCACCAAGTCTAATATCAGCTGGTGCGTTTAATTCATTAATATCAATATTCTTCTCGCTCATAAGTGTAATACCTTTCTGGGAACTTTCGTGCCATGAATAAGTTGTGTTAGTTAATTATCGAACTACTGAATTCCAAAGATCAATTTCTGCTTTTCTTCTATTGATCAACCCATTAAGAACTTTACCACCAGATTTATTATATAATTTAATAGCATCTGGAACTGTCTTTAATGTATCAATTGTAGATAACGCTTTAGTGATTGTTTCAAAATCTTTCTTACCATAAAAATCTGGACCAACATTATACCCAAATGAAATTAAAGCATCTTGTTGATTCATATTTAATTCATTCCAAGTTGGAACTTCCTTCTCTAATTTAGACCGAACAGCATCTACATAGTTATTTAACATTGTAGTAGCTTGTTCTTTTGTAACCTTATCTCCTTCTTTGACAGGAGTTCCATCTAACTTAGTACGAGAGCCATTACCAATAGCCCAGCCAGTCTTATCCCAATAGGCATCAGTTCTAAAGCCTTCTTGTTTAGAAATAAAGTCACTAGCGTTAGACCCACGAACAGATCCAGGACTTACTGCATCTGGATTTACAGATTTAAATTTTAACATTCTTTCTATATCTGCGTCAGTCATTCCTTCTTTTTTAAATCGTTCTTTCTTTTGATCTAGTGTTTCTACTGGTGTAGAAACTACTGGTGATGGTGTTATTGGTTCGTTAGTTATCTGTTGGTTTGGTTGATGTAATATTTCGGTTGTAAAGGTTGGAGCTTGAGCTTCTGGTATTTTAAGTGATGGTAAGATTGAGTTATTGGTTTGAAACTGAGCTATAGTGATTGTAGTATCAGCTAATGCATGTAGATATGTATCATCTACATTTCTATTATAAATAGTATCTAAATATTTCTCATCAGTTAATAACTCATGCACAATATTGGTTGCTTGTATATTTGATATTCCCAATTTAGTAGCAGTATGATGAATTAAAAATGGTTGGTCTTTATAGATTGCCATTTTAAATTTTTCTCTACTATCTAATTTAGGATCACTACCAAGAAAGCTTGTATCCAGATTTGTATTTCTAACTTCCCTTATTAAATTATTAGATACTTCAAAAACAATTTGCTCTTTTGTTTTAGGTTGGTCTACATAATGATCGAGACCAAATTGATCTATATCCCCACTTCTAAATGTTACTGGAGCTTTACCACTTTTAGTAGAAGCTACAAACTCAGCAAGATCTTCTTGTTGACCAGTTATATCTATCATTCCATAAACATTTTTATTACTTGTTAAAGCATAGGTTGGTTTTCCACCGCTATTTTTAATAAGACGATCTTTATTATCTGATGGAAAAATTGTATTGTTATCTAATAAATTAGAAAAACCACCAGTACCATTAGACATATCGTTAGTTCTTATTGGGATTGATTTAAGTCGCATCGGAACACTAGAAGTACCGTCTTGTTTTATTCTTGATACTTCCGAATCAGTGGTGGTATCAACATCCCACTTCCAAGAATGTGCTGGTCCAATACTTGCCATTCCTTTATTGTAAGCAGCTAAAATTTCTGCTTCTGTTACTGGTGTTTTTCCACCATTAAAATTAGCTAATGCTTGATCTGATGATGCAAGAACATATTGAAGTATAAGGCTATCTGTTAAGCCACCAGTAACTTGTTTACCAGTTTCTTTATCTTTAGTTTGCGATCTTAATTTTAAGAACTCACTTTTTATAATATTTTCTATTCTATTATTTACAATAACATGAGTTGTATTATATGTACTATCAAAACTTTTTTCTCTGTTATTTACTAAAGCTTCTGTATTACCATTATATGTCACGGTAGCTAATTGAGCTGAATGATACATTATAATTTTATCCTGTGTTTTCATGGTCCCCATTCCCGAATAACCCACAGGCATACTTTCCTTAATCATTCTATCTAGTGGTCCAGATAAAGGAGCTGAAAGAACTGGAATATTTCTTATATCAATTAAAGTTTCTATCTCACCCGATTTTATCATTGCATGATTAGCATTAAACTGTTCTCTGATTAAATTAATAGACTTATCTTTTTCTACTTGCTCAATTGGCAGATTAGAAATATACGCAACTGTTGCTATGTAATCACGAACACTAGGATATCTACTAGACATAGCTTGAATTGTTTCGTGATCGTTTGTTAATTTAAATTCTGGGCTAATACCAGTAAAAATATTAGCTTCTAATGCAGCAGCATCAGAAGCGTGTGGTAAATTTGTTGTTGGATTATTGTTTGACATATAAGAAACTATATTAGCTACTTTGGCAGCAACATCTGGTGGTGTACTTTTTACAAAAGATACAATTTTACTGTTAGGCATTCCAGAAAACCCAAGTGTTCTTATAAATGATAATCTATTTTTTTGTTGTGCGTCTAAATCTTGACCAGAAATAAGCATTGCATTAAATTGAGATGGTGGTAATGATGAAAGGCTTATCATATCCCAAGCAAGTTCATTTTGATTCATAATAGAAAGATCTGATGTAGCTAACTCGTGGAAAGATTTTGATTGAGATGGTGTAATACTTTGACCAGCTGCTGGTTGAAATACATCTGACACTGACGAAACTAATCTTTGTTGTTCTATTGGTGGTAAATCTGCAAACGAAGATTGTACGGTTAAAGTACCGTTTTCTTTATCAATAATAGTTGTTTTTTCATTTGCATATCTTCCGCTATTGTCTGTACTAGCTGGGATTGTAAAAACAGTTTTATTAACTAATTCTTGTCGCTTACTAACATATAGGTCGTCTACCATAGTTGTTTGTTTAGAGGTTTTTTGAAGACCTTTTCTATTAGCATCAAGAGCCGTAAAAATATCTTGTTGTTCTTTGGCTGCTACAAGTGTATCTCTTTGTACTCGTTGACCAGCCTTTGCTAGTTCTGAGTACCCCTTTCTTGCACCATCAATAACTGGAAACCATTTTGAGCCATACCCATCAAATGTAAAATTAGGATCAAAGATATCATTACCAATAATCTCATTAATTTTTGTTCGCAGTTGTGTTTGTTTATCTTCATAAAACTTAGTAATACTGTTGATATCATGTGGTACTTCATTACCAGATTCATCTAGTTGGGTGGCGTTAAAGCTATCGTAGACTTGAGTTTCACTGTCGAAGATTGCATCAGCTACCTCAGCACCCTTCTTCTGTATATTGTAATCAAGTACTTTTTCATATATATTACCAGCCACATCAAATGCTTTAGCTCCTAATGCATACCAGTTCATACCATAATCAATACCACCAATCCACTGCTGTGGTTCTGGCATAGATACTACGCCCTCTGGAGTAACTGCCGCTGTATTACTTGGATCAATAATAGTTGGTGCTACTTGTGTGGCTTGTGGTACTAAGTTCTGATTAATATCTATTTGTAATTGCTCAGGCGTTGGTGGCATTGTTCATGTCTCCTAATAGGTCTTTGTATTGGTTAGTAGCCATGTAAATAGCTTTAGTTAAATCTTCGTCGCTGTGTACACGACCAGAGTTGATCTCACCCCTAAGACCACGCTCAATCAATAGAGGATAATTTGGCTTTGCAAACATAGAGAAAGCCTCTCCCCACTTATCAATAGTAAACTTACCTTGCTCAAGCATCATACCAGCAACACCTTCAGATGCCTTGTTATCCATGTTGATACGACTCCGTTGATTAGCCAAGTTACCCTTAACATAGTCTCTAATAAACGGCGGTGCTAAATCATCAACCATCAGTTGTTCATCAGGTCCTGGGGTACTCTCGGAATCATTAGAGAATACTTGTGATCTATCTCTAAGATCAAAGGCTGGATTGAAGTTACCATTCTTATCGGCAACACCAAAGCGACCATTGAGAGAATCAGCAACATCCATTAGGTTCATCTTCTCAAGCTTCATAAGATCATTTACATGGGCTTCCTCACCCACATCTGGGTCTAGTTGTCGGTCAGCCAACTTACGAAGTCTCTTTGAAAGATCGTCCTTATAGACTTGCTTTGACTTGCTGAGGTTACTGTAAGAGTTTCTAAAGGCTAGGTTTTGTACATCACCTTTGAATTCCTTAGTCAGCCAAGAAGGAAACCTAGAGATCTTATCACGCAGGAAGAATTCCTTTTCGGCTGGACTGTTGAACATATTCATCTCTTGTTCTATTTGTCTAACAAGCAATTTCTTAGCGGCATCACGACCATCTGGATGCATGTCTAAATACTTGTTCCAGTAGAACTCTTTGATGCTGTCGGTTGGTAAGGCAATATCCTTAGTCTGTTGTTTGAATGTCTCAAATACCTTGTCTGGTTTTGTTGGGTACATTTGTTTAATATTAGACTCTAGTTGGTTTAGCTTCTTCTTAAGATCTCCAGCTTTTACCTCATTGATCTTATCATAACTATCAGATCCAGAGTATACCTTACCACTTGCTATTTGTTGTAATTGGTTCATTAAATCTTGGTTCATATTTTATTTCCTTATGCTTGTTGGTTTATGCGGGAGCTGCGGGTTTACCATACATAAGATTAGCACTAACACCAGCTTGCAATCCACTAAGTGCTGACATCCCCAAGATCATCCCCATACTAGTTTGTCCACTATTAACAGTAGTATCTCCATGTAAGAATGTTTGCAGTTCTGTATAATTAAAGTCTCGTTTATTCAATGTGTTTTGATATGAGGTTTCAATATCACGATTCTTATTCATTTGTGTAATCCGTAAATTAGCCATGTTGGTTTGTGAGTTTGCAATATTCTGTCTGAGCAATGCTCTTGCAGTACCAGACGATGAGGACATACCACGACTAGATACACTGCTTAATAGAGCAGAATTAACTTGACTTGTTTGTTTGCTGTACTGACTCTTAGCATTATCAAAGCCCATCTTACCATACACTTCAGCAATCGCTCGTTGGCTGATTGCTAAAGTTTCAATCTGCTTATTAGCAATAGCTTTAGCAAGGTTATTCTTTAGAATATTTCTATTGTTAGCATCAACAGTCCACCTACGCTGAAACTCAGCATTCTCCTTAGCCATTTGTGCTTGTTTAGCAGCAGCAGCGGCTTGCTGGTTTGCTCCTATGCCCCCAAGAATCCCAGAAGCCGCCGCCAAACCACCAATAACTAAAGCACCAGCTATTACTCCTGCCATGTTTTACCTTTTCTTTCTTTTCTTGATTGAAGCATCTCTGCCTCATCGGTAAATTCTTCTTCGGCTATTTTACAATCTTTTGTTTCTGTATGAATAAGAGTAGTCCAATAAGTATCAGCATGGAATAACAAAGCTCTCTTACCGCCACCAAAAGATGGCAGCACATGGTATCCAGTAAACCTTTGTAATCCATAATCAGTTGTAACAGTAACATCACCATGCATAATACAGATATTATCTATTTTAGTTAATGCCCCAGTTACAATAGCACCCGCTGGACAGAACATAGTCCGTGAATACATCTTACCGTGTATGAAATCATTAATCTCAATAATCAATTGAGGCATCTTTAATACTATACGCTCTATCTCCCTGACCTTTTCATTTTGTAAGCTCATCTCAACAAGATCAAGTCTATGTTTTACAACTAGATCCTGCTCTACTATTACAATCTCTTGTTGTTGGGTTTGTTCAACAATACAAGCCAACTCAGTAGGCGTATAGTTCATTATCGTCATCTTTTATACCTTTGTTTTACCACACTTGGAAATCTATTTTTCATATTGACTGGATGACCATTAAGTAATATGGCTCCACTAATTCGGTCGCCAAGCAATCCTAGAGACCTTTTATTATCAAGCCAGCCTTTAACGATCTCTTGTTGTTCTTTAACTTTGTTTTTTCCAATCTGTGTATCTGCATCCAGCGATACCATGTCCTGCCAATAAGCCACAGCACTACCAAGGATATCAACTCTATCGTCATGCTTTAAGCTACCTTTTCTTTCCGTTAACCTAGTGATCTGTTTCTGGTTCTCAGGATCTTTAATAGCCTTAGTATTGAATATCAGTTTATGTACTGACATCAATGGCTCAAGTACCTTAATGATACGCTGTTCCTTATTGCCAGTAACTCTAAAGTCTTCTATAGCAATTGGACCACACATACTGCACACCACTGGTTTCAGAAGGTTGCAGTACATGGCATCACCAAAGTTAGACTCAACACGGATACACTTGATCTTGTATTCATAGGCAAGCTTACCTATCTTGCGTAGGATAGGCTCAGCATAGCCGCCCTGTAGTCCAATGAGTTCATGCACCACAATGTAGCCATTCACAAAGGATGCGATACAGATGGCTGTCTCGTCATCTCCACGACCACTGGGGTCAACAAACATGACGGTCTGTTGGTAGGGGATGAAGTTGGGAGATACCCATTGTGGGTCATACAGGAGATCGCCTGTGATACCAAACGACTCAATAGTCTTGTTGTGGTTCTTCTTCTCCCAAGTAATCTTCTCAGGGAACAACTCAGGACTAGCATCAATAACAATTAAATCTTCTAACTTAAGGGGATACTTAGACCTATCGCTAAGAGATGGATCTAATTTGTAATGTAGTGAGAATAACTTTAAGCCAATCTTAGCTTCCCTTTGCTTGAGGACATCTAAAGGGAACCGCTCAGGCTGAGTACTGTCTCCTATCTCTAGCCCCAACTTTAAGATGTAATCGGAACAGTAATCTATTTCCCCAGCAATATCAGGGTTTGGCATAATAGCTGGGAACTTAATAATAGGGTAACTGTTAGATAGCTTAAGATATACGCTGTCAGTCGATTGGAATGTACCCAAGATACGGATGCATCCATCGTCTGTATTGTTTCTAATCTGCTCTAGTTCGGCTATCTTATTGAGTAGCCGTTCTCTAGCATAAGGAGTATCTGAGTTCTTCTCGATCTCAATATCATCCACTATGATATCGTCAGCATGGCTACCTGTGATCTGTCCTGTTATACCCTTGGCATAGCAGGACAGATCTTGTCCGTAGGTAGTCTTGCATCCAACATTGAAACCAAATGCATTATCCTTATCGTGTTCCTTAGGCTTAAGGTGTTCACAATAAGGAACCACATCAATTATCTTTCTAACCTGTGCAATGAAAGAGATGGCTCTACCAGAGGTTGCTGACAAGACCATGATGGTCTTATTAGCATCCATTAGAAGCCGCCACGATGCGAAGCAAGCGTTGATTACGCTCTTGCCAGCTCCACGCCCTGCTTGCATCTGGAAGTCTTTAGGACCGTTCTGCATGGCTTCTGCCATAGCGTACTGTAATGGAGTCGGTTCTCCGATTCCTAAGTACTTGAAACAAGCCCAAAGATGATTACGGAAATCATCAACCATCTCTTGCGGTACATTCATTATCCCACCTTAAATTTAAACGGAGCCTTAGTTGCCAACTTAGCCTCTAGTTCTTCTAGGGCTGAATTAGGAATGTTATCCAAAGCATCCCTGTTGTCAGTGATCATACCACGAATAACAAGGTATAATCCTGGACTACACTTAGTTGGGTCACCAAGGTCTGATAACAGTTGTTTGATTAAGCCATTATTCAAGGCTTGGATTTGTTTAGCATAGTTCATGTATTACTTTCCGAGCCAGCTCTTGACCTTATCAACCGAGATCAGGTTGCCAAGGACATAGCCAGCCACAAAGAGGAATGCGCCAAAGAATACGCTACCGACGAAAGATGAAATAGTTGCAATTGTAATCATGTTAGTTCTCCTGTTAATTTTTAGTAAGATGGATACCACTTAGTTGTGGTTGCGTCATAAGTCATAATCAAAGCCTTGCTAACAACCGCAGTACTTGCCAATGCAATATTTCCAGCAGTGGTTGTTGTGAATATGCCAGTTGGAATTAATGTGATCTGACCGCCAGTAGATGCAATTAGAGATGGAGCCGTGATTGTGGCAATGGCTGTAGTTCCACTGATGAATGTGATTGTCTTAGTTGGCGCAATCGTAGTTGCGCTTGCAACGGTTGGCGCAACTTGTCCAGTTGAAGCAACTCCAAAGATGCGGTTGCCCAGCGTTGTGCTAACACCAATTACAGTAGTATTAGAACCTAGCCCAACTGCATTTGATCCAATGACTATTTCTCTAGTCATTGCAGATGCCGAAGCCCTAGCAGTGTTTCCAATGAATATGCTTTCAGTTGCTGTATTCAATGTTAATGTCGATGTTCCTCTGTACCTACCAGCTTGATATCCCAAAGCAACATTGTAATTGCCAGTAGTATTCTGTAGTGCTGAACGACCATTGGCAACATTGCCAGTACATTCGCCACTAGTTAAACATGATTCCCCAATAGCAACATTGTAAACACCGCTAACATTTGCTTGCAATACGCTTCCCCCAATAGCAACATTTCCTTCGGCATCTACGGCATCAAACATTGCTGATTTTCCAATAGCCGTGTTTGTACTTCCACTTTCTAACGATCCAAGTGCCGCTTTTCCAATTGCAATATTTTCAGATCCATCAACTAAAGCGGCAAGTGCGCCAAAGCCAAATGCTGAATTTTCGCCGCCAACAGTTAATACACCTAATGTACCACTACCAATAGCAGTATTATAAATTCCATCCGTACACTCTAAAAGTGCGCCAGTACCAATAGCAACAGAGTTTCCATTATTGTATCCGTTACCTAAACCAACTGTCATTGTATTTACAGTAATGTCTCTTTGAAAATTTGCTCCGTTGAAGATTGCATCATTAACAAAAGACGCATAACTACCACCTTTGTTACCTATTGTTATTTCTCCACTTGTATTATTCACCGCAAAAATTGCTGGTATACCAATTTCAATATTACCTGTCAAACTTACATCTGCTTGAAATGTTTGTGTTGCGCTGAAGTTATTGTCAATATTTGTATACGCACCATTAGTAACTGTTGCTGCGTTACCTGTTGTACTTTGATTCCAAGTTGGAACCGTTCCTGTAAGACCTGTATATGGGACATTTGTAGCCGTTGCTGCGTTTCCAGTACATGATCCAGATGAGCCACTTACATTTCCAGTAACATTGCCTGTGTATGTACCACCAGCAGCTGTGGTTAAGGTAGCACTGTAGGCTTGTACATTCGTACCTATAACAAGACCAAGACTTGTGCGACCAGTAGCCGCAACAAGTCCTGTGGCTCCACCATCCCACTTGAGTCTATCTGTAGACGCTGTGTTCCAAGTGGCAGCTGAGGATATATAGGTATCTCCAATAACTGTACCGTTCCACACACCGCTAGTAATTGTACCTAAACTAGTAAGGGATGACAGTACAACATTAGATGCTAGTGTTGTTCCAGTAATAGATGAAGCGGCAATAGATCCAATAAAGCTTGGGGCAGTTACAGCACCACTGAATGTTCCTGTTCCACCGTTATAGTTGCCAACATTATTGATAACTTGAATTGGTGGGTCTTGGATTGAGAAGCCACCCCTAGAATAGAAAGCTCTTATTGTCATGCTGACTCCGCTGGTGTTTCTGTTACTGGAAATTTAAAATCAAAGTCACTTGATATTACACAAGTAGCTATAACCCTGTACTTCATATATTTATTTGAGGCTGGAGTAACTACAAGATCAAAAGTTAAATTACCAGTATTTTTTATAATATCAAATGTTCCAATACTACTTATTGAATTATAACCAGAACTGTTTACTGTGGCATATTCTATAAGGTATACTTGTCTATCTTGACCACCAACAGCTGGTGATGGATCGTCTAAATTATTAGTATCGTTATCAAATAAAGCTAAGATTTTAGTAACTCTTTTTTGTACTATGTTCTGTGTATAACTAGCTAATGTTGTCAATGTACCAACATCAACTTGTATTAATATATCAGCTGTTCCATAGACTGGAGTTGGGTTATCAATATCATACATAGGAAATTGCATTAAGATTTGATTAGCTGTTGTTGAACCAGTTACTACATCTGATGTTAATATAACAGAATTATTAGTACCAATTTGTGGGGATGTCAATAATGGATTTGTGTTGAATACTAGGTTACCAGTTCCACTTGGGTCTGTAATAATATTTAACAATTGTAATGATGTTGTTGCGTAAAACTGAGATAAACCCAATGTCTTAAGGGCAATGCTATTATTATTTTTTGGTGATAAACTAGATTTTAAATTTGATTTATCTGCTGAGAACTGACTAACATCAATTGGTCGTCTTCCTGGCATTGTCAACCTCCTTCTTCCACGCAGCATCAAACATAGGATCTGACGATCTCTTAGCTGCTATGTATTCTCTCATTGTTACTGGGTCTTTGTCATTTAAAGCACTGACCGCAAGCTTAGCTTCGTTAACTTTACGAACAGGTAACCAACCAACGGCTAACCTAATCACAGTACCCAAGCCAGTCTGCCAGAGTATTACCACCACAGCGATACCACTGATGGATATAAATCCGTACTTAAGTAGATTAGCCCACCAAGGAGTTATGTCTGCCACCTCACCAACAGCACCAGAGATATCCTTAGTTTCACCTAATATAGCCTCAGCATGTTTGTGGGCTACAGAGATATCTCTTGTGTCGATAATAGCCATTGCGTTCTCTTGTATGATATGGTTACTCGTTGATATTTCCTTAACGGCTGAACATCCGAATAACAGAAATAACCATAGGTACTTCATCGCATAGCCTGTTTATCTTCTAGTTTGGTTAACCTAGATTTAATCTCTATAAGAGCTGTTGAATAGAACGAATCGTTGCTTACGCTGACGACCTGTGCTTTGGTTAGATCTTGCACGATACCCTTAAGGGTTTCAAGATCTCTCATGCTATAGTCTATCATAGCATCTCGTCTACCCATGTAAACAAATCCAGCTGCAATGCCGCCGATTAAGGCAACAAGTTGTAAACTAGAAATAATTAAGAATAGTATTTGTTGTCTTTGTGGTGGCATTTGATTTTCTTTCTTTTAAAGTATTATGGAGTCCAATATCCCATATAATTTGTTGCATAATTAATTTGTCCAGCAACAGCGGTTTGTTGCCCTATACCCCATTTTGCAAGATTTCCAGTAATAGTAAGATTATTACTGTTTCCTACACCAAATAAATAATTTGCGCCATCGGATGTTCCTATATATGTTTTTGAAATAGTGTTGTTTGTTCCTGTATACGAATAATAAGGAGTAAGTTCATTTGGGTTATATAGATATAATTTACCAGAACTTACATATCCAGATAGTGCATAAGAATTATTACCCGCCCAACCAGCATTGTTGGTTACTAATGTTAAAGTTATAACTGTACCAGAAGGAATTAGTGTAATATTTTGTGTTGTAGTTCCTCCTGTTGTTGCGGGCATAGTGACACTAGTCATTACTACAAACTGAGGACCGCTAGTAGCAGTACTACTACCAGTACCACCATTAGCAACTGGAAGCACTCCAGTAATTCTACCAACTGGGACAGTACCTTGTGTCAAAGCTCCACCAGCAAGAGAACCATCTGCCAAAGTACCAGTACCAGTACCAGTAGTAAAATACCAATCCCATTTACTATTGGTAGTATCAAAAACGCCAGACAACCCATCTGAAGCACGAACCATAAGTGTTCTACCACCAACAGTCTCAGGAAACTGTATGCCAGAATAACCATTATTAGCACCCCCTACCGATATAGACCCATAAGTTGTTGTAGGTCCACTTATTGTTTTACCACCAACAGATATAGTACTATTAAAAGTAGCAGTACTATTAAAAGTAGCAGCACCACCATTATAAGTAGTACCAGTAATAGAAGCGTTACCACCAATATTAGCATTACCAGCAATACCAACACCACCAGATACTCTTAAAGCACCAGTGGCTGTTGTAGTAGACGCAGTTGTAGAATTAATTGCTACTTCTCCAGTAGTAACTGTAATACCACCAGTAACACCAATACCACCAGCAGCAACAGTAAGACCAGTACCCGCAGTTATTCCTGCCGATGAAGAAATAGTTCCACTAGTGCCTGTTGTGGTGATACCACCATTAGTAACACCAATAGAAGTACCAGTAATAGATCCTGCTGATATTGATGAGCCAAATACTGTTGCATTAACAAACCTATTATAACCAGTCCACTGCTGTGGTGTTGTTGACCCACCGTTTGATAATAAAACTGTTGCGCTTGCAATAGTACAATCTAATACATTAGTAGTTGTATTAAAAGCAAGCCCAGTACCAATACCAATCTCAACAATATTACCAGCAGCTGTTCTTGGTCCACCAAGAAGCATACCAGCAGAGGATACTTGTTGCATTTTTTCATATGTTATTTTATTAGTACCAACTGTTGGAGATGGGTATGTACCAGTAAGGTCACCACTAGCTGTTCCGCATGGTGGCGCACGAAGCACACCGAGTGGAGACCCAGCTGTACCACTTCCAGTAAGTGTTGTATAAACTATGCTATCAACTGTTGTTGTTTGTGTACTAACAGTACTTAGTTTTCCATTAGCGGTAGACTGTGCAGTAGCTGCGGCTGAGGCTGCGGCTGTTGCAGTAGACTGTGCTGTTGTAACATTAGCATTCGTAGTTGCTAGTTCTGCTATACTTGCAGCACCAACATTAGCTGCTGAAAGAACAACATCACCAATTTTACCAGTTGCTTCTGCTGATCCTCTAACACTGCTTACAAGTGGATTTTGTAATTGAATTTGACCAGCACCATCTGATGTTAATACTTTGTTTGCTCCAGCCTGACCCAAGCCACCACCCGCATTCAATATTGAATTTATAGTAATTGTATTTGTTTGATTAGTTCCAAGTGTTACATCACCGTTAAATATTGCAGCGTGGGTAACTATAAGACCTGTAGTAGCAGCAGTAAATGTTTTAGTTCCAGTTATGTTTTGTGCAGTAGTTAAATCTACAGCACCAAGAGTACTTGTATCTATAACAAAATTTCCAGTAGTAGCGTTTGGTGTTGTTGAATTTATAGTCTTTACAAATAGTGGTAAGCTAGTCCAACCAGCTGTTCCATCAGCAGAACTTGTTAGATATTTACCAAGAGCATACCCAGCTGCGGTATATTTTAATGTAGCACCAATAGTTAAAGTATCAGAAGCAGCATCACCTAAAACTGTGTTTCCAGTGACATTTACTGTACTACTAAATGTCTGTGCCGCTGAAAAAGTATTAGCTGCTACTGTAGAAGCACCACTAATACTAGCTAATTCTAGAACCACATTACCGTTTCCATCTGGGGGAGTATTGTTTACTGAGGATACAATTGTCTTAGTAGTCCATGTTCCAACACCACTAGCATCACTTGTTAATATTTTACCTGATGCATGACCAGCGTTTAATAATTTAAATTGTGAATTAACTGTTAGGATATCTGTACCAGCATCTCCTATTGTAACATCTGAGGTAAAAGAAGAAGTCCCACCAAAAGTTTTATTACCGTTTATAGTTTGGGCTGTAGTTAAATCAACTGCTCCAAGAGTAGAAGTACTTACTACAAAGTTTCCACTTGTTGGACCAGATCCATTTATAGTTGAAACAAATACAGGCAATGTAGACCAACCAGCAGTACCATCTACATTAGAGCATGTTAGATACTTACCAACTGTTGGTGTTGTTCCAGTAAGCTTTAGAGTAGATGGTATTAAACAAATATCAGCAGAAGTATCACCAATAGTTGTATTAGCAGTAAATGAAGCATCAGCATTAATTGTTTGTGTTCCACTAAATGTATTGTTAGCGGTTAGAGATGCTCCACCCAAACTACCAAGAGTTATATTTACATTTCCACTTGTTGGTGATGTGCTATTAACAGAAGTAACCAGTGTTTTAGCTTGCCACCCAGCACTTCCATCTACATTTGAACACATTAATATACTATCAACAGCAGCACTTTGTGGTATTTTTGTTAGTGCGTTTATTGTAACAATATCAGCATAGCTACTACCAAGAATTACATTGTTATTAAATGTAGTAGTACCAGCATCAAATGTCTTTGCACCAGTAATGGTTTCAGTACCACCCCTAGTTACAACTGGAGTAGCTGTTGTTCCTCCACTATCAAATATGTTTTCTGTTGTTATTTTAACAGCACCTGTTAAAGAATTAACAGAAGAGACAGGTGCATTTGCTGGTACTTTCCACTCAGCCGTTCCCGATGTTGCACTAATACCAGTAATAGTTGTGCTACTAACTGTTTGACTTTTATTAACTGTGTAGGGACTAGAAGTTCCAGCTGTTATTTTTGTAAGAACAGCAATACCAGTACCTGTAATTGTCATACCAACAAGAAGAGTGCCACTAGTTACACTAGTTACAGTAAGAGTAGTACCACTAATAGAACCAACAACAACAGCATTAGAAGCTGTACCAACAGTACATGTTAGTACATGATCAACAGCAGCGTTTGGTGGGATTCTAATTGTTCCGTTTAAAATAATACTATCAGTTGTAGTATCACCCAGCGTTACTCCACCTGTAGTAACAAAGCCTAAGTCTGCTGATACAGTTCCACTAAAGAAAGAATTTCCAAACCCATCAATATAAGATGTTTTTACACCACCTTGAGAATATCCCTCAAATACAGAACTAGCTGAAGCAGCTCTTTGTGCGGTAATCTGACCCGTGGTATTTAATTGAATACCTGATTTACCAGACCCACCAACTCCAGGACTAGCGTCAGCTGTTACAATTTGATTGGCATTAAATGTTTTAATTGCTGTAATATTCTGTGCTGTAATAGTATCTACTGCGTTAGTAACTGAAGTTCCTTGAGATGGTGTGGCTGTATAGTCACCAGCCGCTGCGGTTACTGCGCCTGTTCTTGCTGTGCCGTTTGCCCCAGCAAATGAATTAACAGAGGTTGACCCAGCAGTATACCCATCAACACTAACTACACCGCTTGTTGTATTAATAGTTAAGCCAGATCCTAATTTGATACCACCAAGAACTGAAGCTGAAGCCATTGGTAAAGTACTTGCTTGTGCTGGATCAATAGATAATACATTACCAACCATACGCAACCCGCCAGTACCAGAAGCTACTTGAACAAGACCCCTAACTGTACTACTAGCTGTTGGTATTGCCGCAATTACTCCAGCTTCTGTTGGTATGGTAACATTAATTGGTCCTGTTACACCGTTGAAAGATGTAACAGCAACACTAGTAAGGTCTGGATTCTGCCACGACAGAGACCCTGTTGAACCATTAGCCATTAGTACCATTCCACTAGTTGGTGCTGATTGTCCTGTTGGGAGATAGGTTAAAGACCCATTGATTACCACAGTATCTGTATAATTATCTCCAATAACGGTATTACCACTAAAGGTTTTATTTCCAGTAATAGTTTGATTAGTTCCAATAGATACTGCGTTAATTTTATCTGCTGTAATTTCTACAGTAGATGTAGTTTCTGGTGTTCCTCCCATAGTAATAGTAGTAATACCAGTAGCAGACGGTGTAGACCAAGACGCATTACCAAGAGAATCTGAGGTTAATACTTTTCCACTACCGTAGTTTCCATTTGTATATTTAAAACCACCACTACTAATAAAACCATTCGTAAATGTTTTAATACCAGTAATATTCTCAGCAGTACTAATAGTTAATGCACCTATAGATGCTGGAGTAATAGTTATATTTGGACCGTAATCAATTGCGTTACTTCCTAAAGTTAAAGCAACAATACCAGTTGCTGGGACAGCAGCCCATTGTACATTTCCAACAGAATCTGAAGTTAATACCTTACCAGCTTGACCACTACCACTAACCGATGGTAAATACTTTAATGTTGAAGATATATTTATAGTATTACTACTAGAAGCACCTATATTTAAATTACCACTAAATGTAGTTGGTCCAGCTACTGATTGATCAGCTGTACTTACTAAACTTAATGCTTGTATTTTAGCTGGAGTTATCGTAACATCTGCTGTTGTTTCAACAGTTCCTCCCATGTTAATAGACATGATACCTATATTACCAATAGGTTGCCAAGAAGCTAATCCACTAGCATTAGAAGTTAATACTTTACCATTAGCTAAAGTACCAGCCGTATAATAAAGTGAAGATCCAATACTTATACCGTTTGTAAATGTTTTAGTACCAGTAATAGTTTCATTTGTGGTTTGTGTAACCGCTCCTATAGATGCTGAAGTAATAGTTACATCTGGACCATAGTTAGCTGCGCTGCTGCCAAGAGTAAGGCTAACAATTCCAGTTGGAGGAACTGGTGACCACTGCGCCTTGCCAATAGAATCTGAGGTTAATACTCTACCAGCTTGTGTTCCATCAGTTGCTACTGTCGGTGTATACTTTAGAACAGCCCCTACAGTTAAGTTATCTACTGCTGCGTTATCACCAATAGTTAAACTATTAGTAAATGTAACAGGACCAGCTATTGTTTGTACTGCTGTATCTACTAAACTTAATGCCTGTATTTTTGCTGGGGTGATAATAACAGTATTAGAAGTTTCTGTATTTCCACCCATAGTAATAGCCATAACACCAATTGGTGGTATTGAGTTAAGTGCTATTGTTCCTTCACTACTCGTCATTAATATTTTACCAGCAGCTGGGTCAACATTCCCAGGTCTGTATTTAAATGTTCCATTTACGGTAATATCATCTGCAATACTATCACCAAGATCTACATTAGCATTAAAGTACACATTACCAGTAATTGTACCACCAGTAAGACTTAATGCGCCTATACTTGCTGGTGATATTTCTACCGTTCCACCAGTCTTTAAAGTTTTAACTGGTCCATCTGGTGTGTAAATACCAGTAACAACTGGTGACCATGTAGTTGCGCCTGTACCATCTATAGCAGTTAGTGCTTTACCTGTTGTTGGTGTTTGACCGCTGATTTTAAGAATGCCTTGGATATCTGTTGTGGTTGCACTACCAAATGTTTTGTTTCCAGTAATAGTTTGATTAGTATCAGTTCTTAAAACATAAGCTGGTAAGTTATTCCAAGGATTATTTAAAGCCCACGCTATACCACCAACACCATCACCATTATAGGCTAGGATATATTGATCACCAGCGGCTGGACTTGGTAAGCCTTGATTAAAAACAAAATCACTATTAATTCTTAAACTAGAGAATGTTTTATATCCAGTAATTGCTTGAGTTGTTCCTAAGTCAACAGCCCAAGGACTATCTGTTGTATTAATACGATCATATGTAATTCCACCAAGTGCAATCTTATCGTTTGTAACAGCTAGGTTTTGTATTTTAGCTGTAGATACTGAGTTTGCTGTTAGTTTTTCTTCACTTACACTATTGGAGTTGAGAGCGGTTACAGAGTCTCCGCTTAGAATAGCTTGGTAATATACTCTATCAAGAACTTCTTGTTGAAGATATAGTAATTGAGTTGTCATTAAGTTAAGTTGATTACTAGTAAGTTTAGTACCAGCAGACCAAGTTACAAGTGGAGTATTACTGATTGTTTTTCTTCTGATTGTAACTTTATTGCCATTAGAAATAGCTGGTACTGGAATTGTATAACCAGATGCTGTATAATTATATGTTGTAGATCCCAAATCAGCAATTGTAAGTTGTGTAGAGCCAGCGTTATATGATATATAACTAGTTGGAATAATAAATAAATTTCGTTTGTCTTCAACATTAACTAATGGGTCTTCAAGAAATCTTTTAATTTCTAATGCACCAGATTCTAAACCGTTACGATCATATTGAAATATTCTTTCAACTTCTAGTTGTTGTTTATGGTCAATACCAGCCACTAAAGTTATGGTACTATACGGTATATTTTCTCTGCTGGTTACAATATTAACTTGACTCGTAGTTGCAATAACATTGCTATAAGTTGTTGGCATTATTTATATTCCTATTATGTTGTAAGGGCAGAATACTTTTGAATAAACTTACCCTTGATTTCTAGATTAACAATATTACACGGTGTTGGATATTCTGAGGCAATTTTAATACTTACCGAATCTGAGAAACCTAGAACACTTGTCATAAACTCACCCTCTTCTTCAATAATCTTATTTATATTTAAAATATCTTCATAAGTATCAATGCCCTGATTAGTGAAAGAAGAAATAACAGAAGCTCTTCCTCTATTTGAAACCTCAATATCATAGTTTCCAGTTTTTTTATGCCTAGTTGTTATAGTGCGAAGACTTAATACACCGTCAATTGGATTATTGTTTTGGTCACGAACAAATTGATTAGATAATTCAACTTCCATTCTAAACTTAATTCCAATATAAACTGATCTTATCCCATCATATGTAACAACTAATGGATTTCCAACAGCTGGAACAAACCTACCAGAAAATACTAATTCAATATATTTATTTTTAGTTGAGTAAGCAATTGGAGAAGCAAGCTCATATACTCTGTTACCCGCAGCATCGTCAAACCAAGTACTGTTTGTAATCAATTGAATTTTAGATGTATCTAAATAATTAAATGAGGTTGGTATTTTAATAGTAGTTTGATTAACTGAAGCATCATAAGAAGAATTATTAGCTGTTAATATTAATTTAAACATACGATCTAATCTAGGAATATTTTCATCTAAAGATCTCATGTATGTTCTTTCTAGTGTATATCTTTTAGTTTGAGTAGCACCACCAGTTGCAGCTGTACCGATATCAACAGGGCTACTTGTTGTATTTTGTGCTGTTGGTCTAGCTATAACTGAATAAATATAATCATCATAACTTTGATTTGACATAACTATATCATTTGAATTTAAGATATACCTAAAGAATGCGTTCTGTAAATTACGATCTCCAGCAAACCTAGATATATGAAAATAAATATAATTTTGATTTACATTATCAATCATTGCAATAGAGTTTTGAGATGGTGCTGTACATACTTGCTTCATTGAACTAGGTAAATAATCCGCACAGGTAACTGTAAGCTCCTGAGCAACCGCAAGGCTAGTAGACTCTGAACTAAAGTATAGGTACAGTTTAGATGAGTCTAAGAAATAGATCAGTGACCCAAGTAACTGTGGTTCTAAAAACTTAGATGTACCGTAGAATGCCGTTGGTGAGATCTCTGCTGTAAGCGGAGTAATTTCGTTCTGTGTTCCTTTTAGTTCATACTGAACATTACCAAGAGTATTAATAAATAGGTATGTGTTAAATGGAGTTAGTGAGGTAATCTCACTGAAGGTGTTAGATGATGCTCGTATATCAATAGGATCAGTAGCAACAATATTACTAGGATCAGATAGGAACAAATCTTCATAGACACCTAACTGACTAGTAAACACAACATCCTCAGCCGCAAAGTAGAGTCGATCTCGAAATGTTGAGATTGCTTTAATGCTGATTTGTCTTGGTGTTAGTTTATCAGTAGATAAAAATATACTTGGTCCTGGGTTTGAATAACGATTACCAGATGTTCGTGGTTCCCAATCAATTGGATTAGCTGTCCACGATGGAGACACAGCTGAATTAAAAGAAATCTTTTGTGGCATTCTTCTAGCATCTATTACTGAAAATGAATCTGGTGATCTTACTTTTTTAGTATATGGTTTAGATGATGAAGATATAATTCTATAGTATCCACTACCAAAATTAAGATAAGGTGATGCTGTATAATATATCTTACCAGCACCATTTGTAGAACCACCAGCAATAGATCCATACAAAGCAAGTAACATTGTTCTTGCTCCAAATTCTGTATAAGAATTATTACCGCTACTGTATGATAATCCGTTGTTTCCAGTTACTTCTGCCCACTCTGGTGGAAATCTAATCTCGCTGAAGTCAGCAAGCGATTGACCATACCAAGGTTCACTGGCATCACCCCAGATAAAGTCTTCTACCTCTGGGTAGTAACCAGAATATAAAGTAGTTGCGTTTGTTCCAGTTGACCAACTACCATCAAATGATTCAACTGTCCAAACTAATCCGTTTAACTGCCAACCACTGAGTACCATCCATTTACTCGCACCGAGTACAAATATTTTAGTCTTAGTGTTTGGGTTTAACTTACCAGTATCTCCAGGGTCTGTGTGTATTACATCAGTTGGTAAAGTTGGAGCTGTAGCTAATGTAACAGAAGTACCAACACCCAAAGTACCACCCCAACTAATTGTTGCGTTAGCTGTGGTCTGTGGTGCTAGTGTCCAATTGTTATCTGATAGTTGCATATAGCGTGTGGCAGCGTAGTAGACTACCTTAGATCCTTTGGTGTCTGCTGTACTACCAGCTGTACCGTCTAAATTAAACAGTAAACCAGATGTACTATCAGTACTAGTGAATCCAGCCTTAACTGAAGTATTAACAATAATAATACTGGAGCCAACTGTTGTTGCTTTTAGTACATCCTTAGCTTGGTTTGTAGCATTACCCCAAGTAAGGTATGCTCTTGTATCTGTATTAATAATAGATGTGTTTTGTTGTGTGTTTATTGGGGCATTAGAGTAGTTTGTTTCGTTTGACCAAGTACCGTCTGGTCTAATTCTAAATACATAGACTAACACAGCTGGAGATGTAGTTGCTTTATAATCAATAGCCAATAAGAATCTATTGTTTTCATTTATGTTAAACCAATAGAACCAATAATCTTTAGGTGTTCCGTTATCGTGTTCAAGTGGGAATAAGTCTGGTCTTTGTGAGTACTGTACATTATCAGTAATAGTATATGTACATGTAGCACCACTACTACCACCAGCTGTAGTTACTGTAAATGTAGTAGTTGTATATGAAGTTACAATATAGTTTCCATCTGTTAGTCCAGATGGACTATCAAAATCAATAGTAATAATATCACCAGTTTTTAATGCATGTGGAACACTGCCAACTCTAGTAATAGTGCAAGTTGTACCAGACCTACTAATTGTTGCTGAGATTGTATTGGTATAACTAATGTCTCCAGTAAATCCGTTTTGTGTTACAATCTCAAACCCAGGTCTCTTCTCAAAAGATCTCTCTAATGAGATCAATGCGTTATCAAGGTTCTGTGCTTCAGTTGGTAGTCTCTTGGACTGAGCCTGTCTACTAACACCGCCACTAAGGGTAAAGATAGGTAGCTTGGTTGAGGCAGATGGTGAACCTTGACGACGAGACTGTGGGATACGCTTAGCCATTAAATACCACCGTTCCAGAACCTACGGTATGTAGGATCATTTAGGTATGGGTTACGGAACGCAGCACCACGAACATTACCATCACCAGACCTAAAGATGTTTCTTTTCTTGTCATTCATATCAGATGATCTTGCCTTTATAGAAAACATTTGTTCTTGGTAAGCAAGGAAACTATCGGTTGTACTATCGCCTTGTGTAAGGATCTGATAGTGACGAGCAGCTGATGCTAGGATGGATCGTTGTGTTGGTGTATCTAGGTGTGACCACTTAAGTTTCTTAATGATCTCAACATAGTAGTCTTCGGTCAATGACCATATATCTGTATCATCGGTAAAGTTGTACAGCTTAACAGACTGAGAAGCACCAGTACCCTCGTCATATACTCTAGCGACAATGATATAGTTATCAGTATTATAGTGCGTAGACATAAGATCAGCCGATAATACACCTTCTTCATCGCCATCACCTAGTGGTAAATAGATCTTACCATTAGAGTCAGCGTTCATCTTCTTAACAATCTTATTGTTAGCAAGACCACGCAACTGAAAGTCTAAACTAGCTTGTTCAAGTACGGTATCTGCAACACCTGTATCAATACCAGAATTACCAATAAGGTCTGCTACTGGTGATTCTCCCGAAGCCAACAGCATTTGATTAACAGCCTGTAACTTTGTTATAAAACCCATAGTAGCATCCTCCTTCTTTGTAAGAAATCCCCCAGCCCCACTTAAGGGACTGGGGGTTAAAACCTAATTAAAACAAATTAAGCAGTAGTTGAGTAATCACCACCAAAGCCACCAGCACCACTAAAGTTAGCACCAGCAATTGCACCAAGCTCAATTCTAGTATCAATATTAGCAGAAACACCACCAACTAAAAGTTGGCAAAGTTCTGGTTTAAGAACTCCAGTACCCTTCATCATAGATGCAACGGTGAATTGCGTATTGCGTCGAACATCAGCAATAGAATCAACCTTCATACCCTGCAATGAAAGACCAGCAATAGCTTCTGGTTGGAAAATCATACCATATGGGTATACACCAGTCGTATCAAAGTTGTACTTAGCAGAACCTAAAGCAAGGGTTGTATTAGCTGTTGGTAAGTGGTTAGACTTAACAATCTTGCAGCCCATATAATCCAAGCTATCGCCCATTGAGTTATATCCAACAGTATATGGCGCACCAAGACCACCCATGTCAGCAACTCCACCAAACAGTGGATTCTTGGTAAAGTTACTACCAAAATTATTTACACTAGAAGTTGTAGCAGTATATACATCAGCAGATCTTGTCAAACCAAGTCCACGAATAACTTGGAATACCTTTGGAGTAACTACGCAATAAACATTACCAATTGGAAAATCATTTTCTTGCATAGTAACAAAATAATTTTCAATTGCTTGAAGAATAAGCAAAGCTGATGCTTCAGTACATTGACTTGCTGGAACAGCGGTTGCAGCAACAACAGCTGGTTGCGGAAATGTAGATTGAGTAAAGGTTCCACGAGGATCAGCATTACTGCCAGAAGCAGCTATATGACTAAAGCCAAGTGGTGAACAAATACATGCAGCATAAATAGCAGCTGCAATTTGCTTATCACGAATATTAGCAAGTTGAAGACCAGCTTGACGAGCAAGCTCAGAACGATAATCCCATTGGGTAATCAATAAATCAACATTATCGCATTCAAAATATGTGGCTAATGGTCGTTTATCAAGTTGAATCTTCATAGTATTACTACCAGAAGTACCACCACCCAATTCCTGTCCAGCATCCCAAGACGCTGCTGCTTGAACAGTTCCAGTAATTGGGAACTCCCAACTATAACCACCAGTAAGTGGCTTGGTTGTAATCATTGATTCAAACATATTGACTTGATCGTATGCATGAATTACCTCTCCGCTCCACAATGGAAGCCAGAGTTTATTAACGCCAGCAACACCACCTGAGGTGTTTGCAGTAAGAGAAGTTCTCATAACCATATCAGTTGCAGCTAAATTATCAATAGTAGCCATATTAGTATCTCCTATAAAAGTGTAGTAACATTAAAAAAGTAAACGATAGAAACTACACACAATATTAGATTGTTCCAAAGGAGTCTTCTTGTGTTGTCTCACTAACTATACCACCCATTACTACCGAAGTAGGGGGTTTGTGTTGGTTAGTTTGACTTAGTTTGTCAGACGGTTAAAATCCGTCTTAAGCATTCGTTGTTCTACAGCCAAACGAAACTTAGGTTCAGAATTGTACCTTGGGTTTCCTCTGTCTGCGTAGAACTCACGCTTTGTTTTGTATGCAGCTGTTCCCTGAGGTGTCTGAGAACCAGCTACTTGTGTTCTTGTTGATGCCATTTCCTTATTCTTGTCAGTAGTGGCACTAGTACGATCATACTTTGTAGCAAGACCAAGCAATGCAACTTCCCAACTTGGACTAGCAAGTGTGGCGTTGATCTCTGCTTGTTGTTGTACAGTCATCGTCTTAGCAGCCCATGAGAAGATCTGATGCAACTTATCTTTACTGCCAACAATGTCAGCAGCCTTACCAAAGGCTTCTCTTGATCGTGCCTTCTGACCTTCCATGTAATCACCAATCATCTTATCAGAGAATCCAGTCTTAGTTTTAATCTCTGACTTAGTTTCTTCTGATAGATCATTGCTAACCGCAACTTCCATAGACCACTTAGACCAATCATCATCAGTAAACTTAGGTTCGTTTACTGGCTCATTAGTCTTAGCAACCTCTGGTGGCGCATTAGGAATGCGTAGTTCTTCTGGAACCTTAGTAATAGCAACAACTTCTTTAGTTGGCTCTGGTACATATGTTGGATTAGCACCACCATCTACTTGACCATAAGCCTTCTTAAGCTCAGCAACTTCTTGCCGTGCCTTAGTGTATTCGCCCTGTGCATTCTTTAAAGAATTAAACCAAGCTGAAGTATCTTTAAAATTACTAGGGATTTCTAAACCCTGATTCTTAACATATGCTTCAAAAGCTTGGTGTTCCCTAGCAACTTGCATTGCATCTGGGGTAGCGGTTGGAGATTGTTCAGTTTGTTGTACTTGAATATCAGCCTCGCTTGTTGGCACTGGTTGTTGATATTCAAAAGTCTGAGTCTCATTTGTTTCGTCAATCATTATAAAGTATCTCCTTAAGGTTATTAGTTATCCAACTGGGTTGTTTTGATTAACACCCTGATAAAGTAAACCATCTTTTAAAAATGTTTTGCTATTGTTAGCATCACTTGTAAAGAATGTTTTCCACAAAGTAATATTTGTAACGGTAGCATATGCTGTGTAGCCAGAAGACGGTAAAGATATAGCGTATATACTTTTTAAATCAATAGGCAATAGCATTCCATTTATAGTTCTAATTTCTACTTTATATATACTATCTGTTAGGGTTACATCTGCATTATTTGGCAGCATTTCAATCATATCAGCCATTGCAGCTGGTAATTGATACTCAATATTAACAACACATACACCTATATCATTAGCAACTGCATTCGTTAAAGCAGAAAATGAAATATAATCATAATCAAATTGTTTAACTGCTTCTGGTATAATTATTTTTGTCCATGCTTGTGATGTAGATGAATTAGCTAAAGCACCACCACCAGAATTTTTTGGTAATAAATTAGTTACTGGTAATATGAATTGTTTCTGATTATTAACGGATGCTGTAAATACATTAGACATTTAGCGGCTCCTTAAAACTCAGTAACATAGGCATTATAATTTTTACTATCATCTGTATCTGCGTTAGTTGCGCTAAACTCTACTGTAAGATTAGTAAAGCCAAATGTATTAAGAATTAAAGATGCTGGTGAGGTCCCACTTCCTGGCATATAACTATATGGAATAGGGTTTACTGTTGATGCTGTTGTAATTACTGGTTGAAAGGATGCGCCAAGAGTCACACTTGGAAGCATGGTAATAACTGGTTTCATCGTATTTACACTGTTAATAGTAGACGCTGTTCCAGTACTAAGTTCTGTTATTGTCCCCCTATATAATAGTGATGGGACATATTTATTATCTGTTGTTTTAGACCAACCATTTATTCTTACAACTTCACCAGCAACAAGTGCTTGACCAAACCAAAAAGAAAACTTAATATTTGGGCTACCGTTTAAAGAAATGGTTCTAGAATTAGTAGTTGATACTGGTAAAGCTGATAAAATAGTAACAGTTGCTGGAGAACCTGATTGACCACAACGAGTAATATTAGTTGTTGGTGATAGTAAATAAGTATCGCTGAGGGCGTACTTTTGTGTAGCGTATGTTGATGTTCTAATCATAATATATCCTTTAATCTTTTTAATAGTTTGGAATAACGCATACGCATTCTGCGACATGCCTTAATAAAATCAATGTTGTTAATAATAAACTTACTTTTTCTTTTTCTTCGCATACTTAGCCGTCTTTGCTGGTTGCTTCTTAGTGTCTTTTGAGTGAGAGCATTTACATTTATGCATTGTTATTTACACTTTCTATTTTTAGGACAACTTGTCTTAGATTTTCCTGGACCACCCCAAAGATCTTTACACGCCCAATACTTTGCAGTTAGTTTATCCTTAGCATTAGCGCAGTTGTGCCTAGCATTAAAGGATTTTCTAGCAGCCGCTGAGTAATTATTACCATAACCAGTAGCACCATAGTGAATAATCTTTTCAGTCCCATTAGAACAAGCTTTAACAACTCGTTTCTTAGCTGGGTTTGGAGATTTCTGTGGGCTATTGCATGACATCTTAGCTTTGTTTAATGGTTTTCTCATATCACATACCTTGTTGT